GCTGTAACTGAAGTTAAAGTAAATGCAGATGCAATAACAAATGCTAAAACAGAATTTACACCTGGACTAACAATTAAAGGTGATGGTTCAAGTGCTGATGGAAAAATTATTCTTAATTGCTCACAAAATTCACATGGAGTTTCAATAGCTGGACCTGCACATTCTGCAGGACAAAGTTATAATTTAATTTTACCAACTTCAGTTGGAACAAGTGGACAAGTACTTGCTACTGCAGGTTCAAGCACTAATCAATTAAGTTGGGTTAATGCAGTAGAAACTAAACCTACAGTTGCTAATGTATCACAAACAATTGCTCCAGCTACATCACAAACATTTAATATTACAGGTACAGGTTTTGTATCAATACCAATAGTAGAATTTATAAAATCAGATACAGGAGCTATTACAAGAGCTGGTGCTGTTACATTTACAAATGCAACAACTTTAGCAGTAACAGTTACATTAGCTTC